CACCAGCACATGCTGAAGAGGGAGAAACCAACAATACTTCAAACCCTGTGGCGGCAGCTACAGGAAACGTTACAAATCAAGCCGTCCAGTTCCAGAATAACGGAGCCCCTTCGCGTCAGGTACTCGGACCGAACATAAGTTGTAACGGAGCTACAATGACCTTTAGCCCATTCTATATGGGCAATCATACCACTCCTTATGATGATGAAATGACTCAACAAAGCTACACTGTAGCTGAGAATTGGGGTGGCCAGATTAACTTCATGGTCCCCCTCGATGGTTCTATTGTAGAACGTTGTAAGTCTATTGGTAAGAGACAAGAAGAAAAGATGAAACTTGACTATGAATTAGTTCGAGTCAAGAATTGTGCAGAGCTACAACAGAAAGGATTCATGATTAGACCTGGTACACGTGTGTATCATATGTGTAGTGATGTGATCCCTATCTCTGCATTTAAAAAACAAGTAGCTGCAGCGCAAGCTAAAGCACTACCCCCACCACCACCTAAGAAATGGTGGCAGAAACTTAACCCCCTAAGCAAATGATCGTATTAATTAAACCAGTTCTATTCGCCTTTATTAAGTCTACTGCAGTCAAGCAGTTAATAATAGACCTTTTAGAAGGTTTGGTATCCTCCACTGAGAACACCCTAGACGATAAGGCTGTCGCTATGGTAAAACTAGCATTATTCCCTGGAGAGAAATGAAGAAAGCCACTGAAACCCAATTCAATGAATTACATAATCTCGTTACAACAGAATTCCTGAAAAGGGTGAAAAGTGGCGAGGCTACAACACAAGATTTAAAAGCAGCATGTGAATGGCTGAAGACCAATGATATCAGCGGTGTTGCGTATGAAGGCAGTGCCTTAGATAAATTAGCTCAAGTTATGCCTAAAGTAAATCCAGAACTAATCCAACGGAGGATGTATGGCCAGAAAGTTGGTGTCTAACCCTGGACGCACAGCGCGGTTCTATCGTGCTAATGAAAAGTCAAGACGTAAACACGTCCAAGATGAGACGGCACGTAATGACACACCTACAAAAAGAAAGTATCGACGTGACTTAGCTCAACGTCGTAGAGACTTAAAAATAATGGGTAAAGGTGGAGGTGATGTAAGTCACCCTACTATGAAGGTAGAATCAGTCAAGAAAAACCGCGCAAGAGGCGGAGCACAACGTAAGTAACTATGTCAGCAATTCGAAAAAACTCACCACCAGTAGGTACGCTTAAAACCATGCCTAATGGTAAGAAAATGAAGATGACTACACGTGGATGGGAAAGAGTTAATCCTGTCTTAGATAAACAGAATGAAGCTAAGAAAAAGAACAAGCAGAGTAAAGCAGAGCAAGCTGTTAAAAATCTAAGAGAGAATAGTGACGGTAAAGCAGGATTACCTCGTACTAATAGGGCTTAGGAGGTAAGGTATGTCCATAGACTTATTAAAGATTAATCAATCACCTAACTCTAATTCATTAAAAATTGATGAAGAAGAAAATAATCAAATACCAATAAATAGTCCTATAGCAACGTATAATACTACACCCCTAACTACAAAGCATAGGATGCGTTTAGCGATACAGAGGAACTCACGACTTAATCAAGAAAGAAAAGCTGGTCAACCTTATATCCCTTGGGGAACAGCATTCAGAGAACGTACTGAACAAGATTTAGCCGGGGTAGTAAGTAAGGTAGGTGAAGCATCTCAGAAAGACGATTGGTTAGGAGCAAGCTTAAGAGGTGTAGGTTGGGGAATGAATCAATTAACAGAGCTAGGAGAAGGAGCAAAAGCTATTGCAGAAGATCCTAGTTTATCTACAATAGGACCCTTAGGTACATTAAGTAATGTAGCTTTAGGAAATACTTTACGTATAGCAGATACTGTAACTGATACTGCAAGTTTTCTTGGAGGTAAAACCGTTAAAGCATTAGGTGGTGATGAACAATTAGGACAATTTGCCGGTTCATTTATACCTGAATTACTTCTAAGTAAAGGTGCTGGTGCTATCAGTAAATCACTTAAAGGATTATCAATAGCTGGTACAGGCCAAAAGCTTGCTATGGCAACTAATGTAGGTTCGGATGTACTTGCAGCAACTCAAATTTTACCTGATCTTACTAATCCGTTAAAAATAGTAGCAGGTGGTTCAGCTGCAGTTAAAGGTGTAAATAAAGCATCAAAACTAGATGTACCACCTGTAATAAAATCAGGTGATGAGATCATAGCAGAAGCTTTCCCAAATCAAAAGAGTAAAATTCATACACAACTGAGACAAACGTTAAGTGGTAATCCAACAGGTGCTGCTGAAGAATTAAGAGATATAGTAATATCAAATCGTAATAGACTTAAAAATGCTCCTACTGTAAAATTAACAGATGGTAGAGTAGTTCCAGTTACACAACTTGCAAGACATGAGGTCCAAGAACTCGCTAATCAGATTAGTTCTTTAAAGAAACAATTAGGGATTCCACATACTCAAAAGTTTGACGATATTTTAGGACACTTTGTTGTAGATGGCAAATTATATAGGCTTGATAGTAAAGGGAAACTCAAACCAATTCAAAATCTTGCTAATAGAAAGCAATTAGAAACTCTATTTCCTGTAAATGAAGCGCAGCTATCTAAACGTCTGCAAACTTCACGAGCTAGACACAAACACCATATTCGTCACTTAAAACCCTCTGAAGTTTTCGGTTATGTTCAAAATAAATCAGGTGAGTTTATAAACAGATCAAAAGAACAACTTGATCGAGTTACTAAACGGTTGCAGAAAGATGGTGTATTTATAGGTAACCAAGACCTTAATGAAGTAATGCTGACAGCTGCAGGGCATACAGGCAAAGGTAAATATAGTGCTCATGCTCAACTAAAAAGGCTAACGGATGTACAAGGTCGTATGTTAGCTGATGCAGATTTTATAGAAGTTATTCTAAAAAAAGGAGATGGTAAAACTCCAGTTTGGTTAAGACAGGTAAAAAATAAACAGGGTGTTGTTACAGGTTTTGAAAATAGTGCAGGAAAAGTAGTCAAAGCAAATAATATAGGTGAAGCTGTTTCATACAGATTACATGGCCGTACTTATGATGCAGGACTAAAGCACGGATTCTCTAGAGAAGGTCTAGCATCTCTGAGTAAGCTTAAAACGGATGATGAATTATATAATGCTATGAAGCTTTATTATGAAATAAATGATGAAGCATATAAAGGTTCTGCAGCATTAGCTCATTTAATAGAAGATGCAGGTGTAACAGTAGATACGTTAACTAAAGAACTTATTCAAGAATTTGCCCCTGAGACTCAGAATTGGATAAAACATTTAATGACAAAACCTGGATATAAAGATGATCCACGTTTATTACAAGCTTTAATACGTAATACTGATCTCTTATCAAAACATCCTAAATATAAAGATAATAAAAAACTTCAAGCTTTATTAAGAGAAAAGCGTGCTTTTGAATCATCATTAAGGCTCAGAAAGAAAATTAAATTACCACAAGTACAATAAACATCATGGGAAAAAGAAGAACGCTTAGAGGGGATCCTTCGATAATGAAGCATGTCCTTGGACAATCAGGCGCTGACGCAAAGAGAGCTGCAGACCAGAACACTGACGCAAAGAGAGCTCAGAATTTCTGGTTTTCAGACGATCCGCAAACAAAAGCACAATGGGATTCTAAAAGTGGTTCTACTCCTGCTATTGCTCAAAGCTTAAAGATAACTAAACAACAAACATCTGAGAAAAAAAAGAAACCACTTTCATTAGCAAAAACAGTAGCAACACCTAAAAAGAAACCTACTGGAGCAAGCCCAGCTTCTGCAGTAGCAGGTGCTTTAGGTTCAGCTAGTGGTGGTAGTGTAAGATTATAATACATGGATAACGTTGTTACCGCCCTCCAAGAGGACTTTAAACTATTCTTACAAGCACTATGGGAGCAACTTGACTTACCTCATCCAACACGAGCACAGTACTCAATTGCTGACTACTTACAACATGGTCCGAAACGTCTCCAGATCCAAGCCTTCCGTGGTGTTGGTAAATCATGGATTACTGGAGCGTTTGTTCTTTGGACTCTTTTCCGGGATCCAGAGAAAAAGATAATGATTATATCTGCCTCTAAAGAGAGAGCAGACAACATGTCTATCTTCTTACAAAAACTAATCATTGAAACCCCATGGCTAAATCACTTACGTCCAAAATCCGACGAAGCTCGGTGGTCCCGTATTTCATTCGACGTGAACTGCAGTCCACACCAGGCACCATCCGTAAAGTCGGTTGGTATTACAGGACAGTTGACTGGATCAAGAGCGGATTTGATGATTCTGGACGACATAGAGGTTCCTGGAAACTCCATGACGGAGCTGATGCGTGAAAAACTTTTACAACTCTGTACGGAAGCAGAGTCAATTCTTACCCCCAAAAGCGATAGCCGTATTATGTATCTCGGGACTCCTCAGACTACTTTTACTGTTTATCGTAAGTTGGCAGAGCGCTCGTACCGTCCATTCGTTTGGCCAAGTCGATACCCAAGAAACAACAAACTTAGTCAGTACGAAGGACTCCTCGCTCCTCAAATAGTAGAAGATATTGATTCTGGTGCTGAACCCTGGGATGTTACAGACCCAGATAGATTTGATCATGATGACCTATTGGAACGTGAAGCTTCAATGGGTCGTAGCAACTATATGTTGCAATTCCAATTAGACACAAGTTTAAGTGATGCAGAGAAATTTCCTCTTAAGATGGCTGATCTGGTTGTCACTTCTGTTAATCCTACTACGGCTCCCGACAATTGCATATGGTGCTCCGATCCGGCGAACGTCATCAAAGACCTCCCGACAGTTGGACTCCCTGGAGACTACTTTTACTCTCCTATGCAGTTACAAGGAGAATGGACACCTTACCAAGAAACAATTTGTAGTGTGGATCCCTCTGGAAGAGGTACAGATGAGACAGCTGCCGCCTTTATATCCCAAAAGAATGGATTCCTTTACCTCCATGAAATGCGAGCTTATAGAGACGGATACAGTGACCGCACTCTCTTAGATATACTACGAGGTTGTAAAAAATATAATGTTACTAAATTAGTTATTGAGACAAACTTTGGTGATGGTATAGTTTCAGAACTATTCCGTAAACACTTACAACAAACTAAACAAGCTATAGATGTAGAAGAAGTTAGAGCTAATGTCAGAAAGGAAGATAGAATCATTGATTCGTTGGAGCCAGTTCTTAATCAGCATCGTCTTATATGTGATAGGTCAGTTATTGATTGGGATTACAAATCCAATAAAGATGAAGCTCCTGAACTACGTCTTCAGTATATGCTTTTTTATCAGATGTCGCGAATGTGTAGAGAAAAAGGAGCTGTTAAACACGATGACAGATTGGACTCATTGGCCCAAGGCGTCAAGTATTTCACAGATGCAATGGGTATATCAGCTCTAGAATCTATTAAAACAAGAAAACGTGAAGACTGGCAAGACATCCTAGACACATGGCTAGATGATCCCCAAACTGTCGCTAACCATATGGTCTTAGGTATGGATCTAAATCAAAGAATTCAAGCTAGAGGGAAGGTAGGTAAAAAGACCGTCCCTACTTGGATCTGAACATAACATATCTATACAGGGAGAGAGAAGGGTGGACTCTCTTCCCCAAGGGAGGATTCGATGTCTTTTAGACATCTCCTCCTCCTTTCTTAATATACTTAATACTTGATGGTACTTGATGATACATCATAACCCATCACGGAGCGAGCGAAGCGAGCGGAGTCTAATTCATCTATTACCATCCCTATTATACTTATGACTGCACCACCACAACATAAACAAAGATATTACTATATATTCTGGAGTATTGCTACATTGAGTGTAGTGATTGGACAGATATGTGTAGTTAATACTTATAACCGCTTATCTGACAACTTAGAATACGTTATTATTGAACAAGCCCGAGAGAAAACTGCTGAAACTGCAAACTAAAGCACAAGAATGTGTATCTAGAGATAAAGCAGTTAAGATATTAAAGAAGAGTGAGAAGTGGTCTCAAAAAAATAAAATAAATGTCTGAAGGCATATCTTATTGAGAATCATTCGCAATTACCCCTTAGGGGGGTGAGATCCCTTGCTACCGCTCGCCTTCGGCTCGCTTTCTTTATACTTAGCAGCATATGTTGTGCTGTTATATCCTTATTGAGAAACGAGCACCAGCAAATGAGAATGACTCTCAATAGCAAGAGTGATAATGATTATCATTCTCGCTCGCTTCGCTCGCTATGTTACACATAGTGACACGATTACACGTGCAATGTGTCAACAACTGCGCACAATTAGAGCGAGTTGCGTAGCAACGAGCGGTAACATTAGCATTGCTTATGTAACAAATTGTGTGCACATCTGTAGCGCAGTTAGCATCATGATTACAAAGTGTAACGATGTATTGACTTCACTGACCAGATATGTTATTATAATAATGTACACAAATGAGGAAACTTTATGAACACTGATCGTAAACAATTAGCCATGAATCTTTCTTATTTAATTAAGAATGAGGATGTAATTCCTGGTCCATTGTTAAACGAAATCCTAATCGAATACGTTGAGTTAATTAACAACAATCGATTGGATGATTTGCTCACCTTCACTAATAACGAGGTTGAAGCAGATTTCGGTAGAGGTTAACACAAACCTCCAGAGATTATGAAAGAGTTGTTAACAACAACGTGGGTGCAATTCCCACCAATCTCATTGATACTAACCAACTCACAGTCACGCGGTTAAGTATCATTATTACAGTATGTTGCGAAGGGTTGCCAAACCATTCAAAACCTGCTATAATTAAAATGTAAACAAAGGAGAGACAATCTCCATTCACTAATTAACATTTTATCATGCAAACAGTTCTTATTCATTGCAAGCCTAATTACCTCACTAAGGTAAAAGAATTAGGTTACGAATATGTTCAGTATGATGAAGAAGAACTAACCGTAATTGTTCCAGAAGTTGAGTACAAAGACGGTAATCATCCTGACCAAAATGGTGTTTGGGATGACCCAGATGAGCAACTATGTGAACATTACGGCATTGATTACGATTATGTTAATTGTATCGAAGGTTTTTAATCATCATGCAAAGTATCATCATCATCATTTGTATTTCAACACTGTTATACATCTTCCTCAAAGAGATTAGAGCACGTTAATTAACACTAACTGCTCGATCCTTTCCTAATAACATTCACAGTCAAATCGTCTGCGATTGTTATCATGAAGGGTTCATAAGATCTCCTTCAATTGTTCACACTATCCTAACACAACTTATGTGGTATTTGGTACAACGTAGCCCTGACGGATTACACGCACTAAGTGCAAACGAAAGCCGTGAACGTTTAGAGTTTATGTTAACACATAGATACAAAAGGTTTCTACCTAAGTATGATTATGCGATCATACATTCAGGCCATTTGCCTTTAACCTAAACAACCAAACTTATTCACCTTATTTAACACAAACCATCATGCAATCACTCAACGTAAAATCTTCTGCTGTTAACCAACTAAATGTTGATGAACTCGAAAGAACTGCTCAAGTAGAGTTTAAGAATGGCGGAAAGTATACATACTTTGATGTAGCAGCCGATGCAATTCGTGAGCTTCTTTATAAGTCAACACCTGATACTTCTATTGGTCAATGGGTTAACGAAAACCTACTAAGTACTGAAAGAACTTATCAAATTGGCTTCACTGATTAGTCTCACTAATTAACACTAACTATACAGCTCTTAATT